AACAGTCGAGCTAGTGACAGGCGCAAAAATACGCTTGTTCGGTGCTGACAACGCAGACGCTATGCGAGGGCTGGGGTTTTCAGGCGTGTTTATGGATGAGTACGGTGACTTTAGACCTAGCGTCTGGGGTAACGTCATACGTCCTACTTTGTCTGACAAACAGGGCTGGGCTGTGTTCGCAGGGACACCCAAAGGCAAAAATCAGTTTTGGCAGATATATGACCAAGCAACCAAAAGCAAAGGTGAATGGTTTTGCCTCAAGCTTACAGCGTCAGAATCGGGGTTGTTGCCTCAGACTGAATTAAATGCTGCAAGAGCACAAATCTCTGAAGACCAATACTTGCAAGAATATGAGTGCTCGTTTGAAGCGTCGATTCTTGGCGCTTACTACGGCACAGACTTGCGTTTAGCAGAAGACGAGGGGCGCATTACAAACGTGCCGTATGACCCTCATGTGCCAGTTCACACCGCTTGGGACTTGGGCTATCGGGATGACACCGCAATTTGGTGGTATCAAGTTGTTCGAAATGAAATACATTTAATCGACTTTTTTGCTATTTCCGGTGCTAATATTGAAGAAATTGCGAAAATAATCAAAGAAAAGCCTTATAAATACGGAAAACATCAACTTCCGCATGATGCAAGAGCTAAAACTCTAGCAGCACAAGGCAAGTCGGTTATTGAGCAATTGGCGGAACATCTAGGTATAAACAACATGGCGATTGTGCCTGACTTGGGCGTACAAGATGGGATTCAAGCAGTAAGGCAATGTCTTCCGATGTGTTGGTTCGACAAAACTAAATGCTCGGAAGGACTTGAAGCTCTGAGACAGTATCAAAGGGAATACGACGAAGATAAGAAAGCGTTTAGAAGCAGTCCAAGACATGACTGGACTTCACACCCTTCAGACGCTTTTAGGATGATGGCAGTAGCTTGGCGCTTAGAACCCAAAGTGAAGCCACCAGACGTTGTAAAACCGCTGATAGTTGGCCCAGAGAACACGGTCACTTTGAACGATATGTGGGCAACTTACCAACCTCCAAGGGGTAGCAGGATATGAGCGGAATTCAACGTGGTTATGGATACCAATACGAAACAGTCGCAGCTAGTCAGACAGCACAAGTGCTTGGCGGCTCAGGCGCAGCAGGCGATTACCTGCACCGTCTAATCGTCACCGTCAACACAGCAGCGACTTCAACAGTCACAATTACTGATGGCGTGACAGCAATTCCTGTCGTTCCTGCAAACGTAGGCAACGGCGTAGGTGTGCTAAACATTGAGCTAAACATGGCTTCTTTGACCTCTGGTTGGAAAGTCACCACAGGCGCAGGCGTGACAGTTATTGCGGTAGGTTCATTTAGCTAAGAGGCTTTAAATGGAAGCTCTAACAGGCGTTCAGAAGTATCTGAACATCATTGCTCAATACGACAATGAGTTCAAGAAGTGGGAAGCTCGCACACAGAAGATAGTTAAACGCTATCGTGATGACAACCGCAACCAAAACACAAACGAAACAGCAAAATTCAACATTTTGTGGTCAAACGTACAGACGCTGATTCCTGCTGTATACGCTCGATTACCAAAAGCTGCTGTTTCACGTCGTTTTGGTGACAATGACCCCGTTGGGCGTGTTGCGTCGCAGCTTATTGAACGCTCGTTAGATTTCGAGATTGAGCATTATTCAGACTTTCGTAGCGCAATGCGTCACGCTGTTGAGGATAGATTCCTTGGCGGACGTGGTGTTGCATGGGTACGGTACGAACCGCACGTCGTAGCGCAAAATATGCCCGATGATGGTTACCAAATCACCGAAGACGTAGACAAAGAGACAGGCATCGGCGCTGGTAACGAGGGAAATGCTGCAACGCTTGATGGCGGCGCTGGCATGGAAGCCGAACCGCAAGAAGAAATCGAATACGAGTGCGCCCCCACCGATTACGTCCATTGGAAAGACTTTGGACATAGCGTTGCCCGTACATGGGAAGAAGTCACGCAAGTGTGGCGTTGGGTGTACATGACTCGTGAAGCGCTGATTGAGCGTTTTGGCGAAGATGTTGGTAACAAAATTCCGTTGGATGCAGGCCCTGAAACCAACAAACAGTACGGTCAAAACAACCGTGACTTCACACGAGCAAAAATCTGCGAATTGTGGGATTTGGAGACAGAAAAGGTCTACTGGTTTAGCAAAAACGCACCGCAAATCATTGACGAGCGTGATGACCCACTAGGATTAGAAGGATTTTTCCCATGCGCTAAGCCGTTGTACGCAACAATGACGAGCGACACGCTTGTGCCTGTTGCTGACTTTGTGTTGTATCAAGATCAAGCGCAAGAATTAGACATCCTGACAGACAGGATTGATGGTTTAGTCAAAGCGCTGCGTATTCGTGGCGTGTACGACGCTTCGCAACCAGCTTTGCAGCGTCTGCTTACTGAAGGTGACAACAACACGTTGATACCTGTGGATAAGTGGATGGGCTTTAGCGAAAAAGGCGGTTTGAAAGGCTCGATTGACATACTTCCAATTGACCAGATTGCTGGTGCACTTATCCAATGTTATCGGGCACGAGACGAGATTAAGGCGCAAATTTATGAAATCACGGGTATTTCAGACATTGTTCGTGGTCAAACTGCGGCAAGCGAAACAGCGACAGCACAGCAAATCAAAGGACAGTACGCAGGCTTACGACTTCGCTCAATGCAAGAAGACGTGGCACTTTTTGCCTCAGAGCTAATCCGTCTCAAAGCGCAGATTATCTGTTCTAAGTTTCAACCGCAAACAATCATTCAGTACGCAGCGGCTGAACAAATGAGCGACGCTGACAAACAGCTCGTTCCTGAAGCGCTGATGCTGATTAAAGACAAAGTGTTGCGTAACTTCAGGATTGAAGTTGCAGCAGACAGTCTCGTGCAGATTGATGAGAACCAAAACAAACGTGACAGGGTTGAATTCCTGCAAGCTATGGGTGGGTTCTTGTCGCAAGCGTTGCCAATGGGTCAACAAGCGCCTGAGCTTGTGCCTATGCTCGTGGATATGGTCAAGTTTGGTATGTCTGCATACAAGCAGGCAGAACCAATTGAAGGCACGATAGATCAAGCGCTTGAGCAAATGAAGCAGAAGCAGCAAATGGCAGCACAACAGCCGCCACAGCCTGATCCAGAAATGGTCAAGATGCAACTTGAGCAACAGCGTGAGCAAGCTAGAACTGAGGCTGATATGCAAATTGAGCAAATTAAAATGCAAAGCGATGCTGCGCTTGAAAAGCAGAAGCAAGATTTTGAAGCATGGAAAGTTCAGTTTGAAGCGCAAAACAAGATCAATTTGGCTCGGATTGCAGCGAACCCCGGCGTTGATGTGCCATTACTCGAAGCTCAAGAGCTACAGTCGAAGCAAATGGTGCAACAGCTTGGCAATAGCCTAAACGAAGCGCTTAACAAAATGGCTGAATTGCATCAAAATATGCTTCAAATGCAAGCGCAGACAATCAATCAAATTGAAGGCGTTAAAACTCTTGCAGCAGCACCGAAACGTGTCATCCGTGGCGCAGACGGTAAGGTTGCAGGGGTTGAGGTTGTGCAATGACGCTCTATTACTCAAACGCAACACGACACGCTCAAAACGAGGGGTTGATAACTTATGCTGGAACGGGTGCGCTATTTAATCTCTACAGCGGTACACAGCCTGCAAATGCGAATACAGCGATTACTACGCAGGTACTTCTCGTAAGTATGCCAATTGCAGGCGTGTTCGGTACTGACACGGATGGGACGCTAACATTGGGGGCGGTAACGCAGACAAACGCAGCGGCATCAGGTACTGCGAGCTTCTTTCGCATATTTAAAGCTGATGGCACGACTGTCGTAATGGACGGTTCTGTAGGTTTGTCTAGCGCAGATTTGATACTAAATACTGTTGACATTGCTGCTGGTCAAAGCGTAGACATCACAGCAGGCACGATTATTCGAGGCAACTCATGAGCGTAACCGTAAAGCACCCGTTTGTAAGCACCGTTCCTGACAGCGCTGACACTAGCCTAGTTCGCCCTAGTAACTGGAACGCTGACCATACAATTATTGGTCTTGGCACAGCAGCAGAGTTAAACGCAGGTGTTGCAAACGGTGTTGCTACGCTTGACGGTGGCGGCACAGTCCCGCTTAGTCAAATTCCTGCGTCAATTCAAGGCACGTTGAGTTATCAAGGCACATGGAACGCATCAACCAATACACCTACCCTAGCCTCTGGTGTCGGCACAAAAGGCTATTACTACGTTGTGAGCGTTGCTGGTTCTACCAATTTGGACGGCATTACTGACTGGAACGTCGGTGACATGGCTGTCTACAGCGGCACAGCATGGCAGCAGATTGACAACACAGACGCAGTTACATCGGTAAACGGCTACACAGGTACAGTCGTTTTAACGCAAACAGACATTTCTGGCACAGCAAACGCACCTACAAACACAAATATTACGTCAATGACAGGCGTAACGGGTGGAATTTCTAATCCTGATTACATTCATTTTGATACAACGTATGCGACAGCATTAACGGCTGGTCAACTTGGCTGGGATGGCAATAATACGCTTGGTTTGGGCATGGCTGGCGGCAACGTCACGCAGCACATTGGCGAAGACCAGTTTTTTTACACCAAAGCATCGTCTGCAATCACAAAAGGCGAAGTTGTAATGTTTACTGGTGCTGTAGGCGCAAGTGGAGTACCGCTTGGCGCACCAGCTACAGGCATCGTCGATGGCTCATACATTATGGGTATCGCAGCAGAAAACATTGCATTAAATGGATTTGGACTTGTACAGACGTTTGGAACGCTGCGTAACGTCAATACTTCGACATACGCTGATGGTGAGATTCTTTGGTACAACCCTGCGGTTACAGGTGGGTTGACAGCGACAAAACCAAGTGCGCCTAACGTCAAAGTGCAAATGGCTGCTGTGGTCAATGGCGGCTCAAGCGGTGGCGGCACGATATTGATTCGGATTAACCCCGGCTCACAGCTTGGTGGTACTGACTCAAACGTACAAATCGGCACACCAACAAGCGGCAATACGCTGATTTATGATGCTGTTGCAGGGTACTGGAAAAACGCCAATATCAGCGCTGGAACGGGCATTTCTGTCACAAATGGCGCAGGGTCAATCACAGTTGCTAACACAGCGCCTGACCAAACCGTTACGTTGACTGCTGGCACAGGCATTAGCGTGTCTGGCACATACCCTAGTTTTACAGTCACAAACACCAGCCCATCAAGCGGGGGTACGGTCACATCGGTTACGGCAACAGCGCCAATGGCATCAACTGGTGGCACAACGCCAAACTTGTCAATGCCTGCTGCAACATCGTCGCAAAACGGGTATCTAACAAGCACAGACTGGACTACGTTTAACAACAAAGGCTCAGGGTCTGTCACTAGCGTTGCTGCGTCTGTACCGTCATTTTTAAGCATATCAGGCTCGCCAATTACGACTTCTGGCACACTAGCCATTAGCTACTCAGGCACAGCGTTGCCTGTTGCTAACGGCGGTACAGGTCTGACTGCGGCTGGAACGGCTGGTTACGTCCTTACCTCAAACGGTACGGCATGGGTTAGCGCAGCGCCTGTAAGCAGCAACATCACAGCAACAGGCTTGTGGGAAAACGCTGCGACAATTAGTTCAAACTACACAATTGCGTCAGGCAATAACGCTGTGAGTGCAGGGCCTATCACCATTGCGTCCGGTGTCACAGTCACAGTCCCATCAGGTAGCGTCTGGGCTATCGTATGACAGCAGCTTTTCAGACAAATGCGTTTCAACCCAATGCCTTTCAGGTGTTGGTCGTTACTGGCGTACTAAACGCTACAGATCAAAACGACACGGGCGCATTTACAGGCACAGTCGGTGGGGTTGTGCCAGTCATCGAAATTGATATGCACGATGGCGATAAGAAGCGCAAAGAGCAACGAGAGAAAGAAGCAGCAAAAGCTAAGAAACGAAGGGACGAAGTTGTTGCGCTATTTGAGCATTTGGTTGAGGGTAAACCCTTAGTTGCAGAAGAAATAGCCGCACCCTTCATTAAGGAAGCTACAATAAGCGAACTAAAGTCAATAGATTTTATCAATACTATTAACTTTGATGCGTTGATGGCTGACTTAGCAAGAGTTCAGCAAATCTATGACGCTTACATTGAGATGGACGATGAGGAGGTTCTTGCTCTGCTATGAGAAAGACTTACGTTTACGTTGATGGCAAGTTGGTCGAAAAAGGCTCGGATGAGCATTTGGACAAGCTGTACGGCCCTTACGTCGTGCCAGATATTCAGCCATATAAGTCAATGATTGACGGTTCAATGATTACAAGCCGCTCAAGACACCGTGAACACCTGCAACAACATGGTTGCATTGAGGTGGGAAACGAGAAAATGGAAACTAAATACACGCCGCCGAATAGTGAAAGCCGACGGGAAGTGCTACGTCAACAGCTTGGCAACATGACGCACAAAGAAGCACAAAAGATTTTGACTGAAATACGCAGAAAATTTACTTGAGGGAGTATTTATGAGCGACGAGCAGCTTGATAGAAAAGATTTATTAGCACAACAATTTGATGCGATAGAGCAAGAACCGCAAGCAGAAGCTGCGCCGTCTCAAACTACGCAACAACCTGCTGAACCTGCGCCTGAACCGCCTGTTTGGGAGCGTCCACCAGCGTCGTGGAAGAAGGATTATCACGAAGTTTGGCAAACCGCTGACCCACGGCTGAAAGAATACGCATGGCAGCGTGAAGAAGAAATGAAGAAAGGGGTCGAACCCTTGCTTTCTAAGGCTCAATTTGCTGACCAAATTCAACAAGCAATTGAACCGTATCAAAACAACCTGCGAACGCTAGGAATTGAACCACCGCAAGCAATTAAAGCGCTTATGGATGCAGATAATGTTTTGCGTCACGGAACACCGCAACAGAAAGCGCAAATGTTTGCTACTCTTTCTCAGCAATATGGTGTAAATTTAGGGGAAATCGGCACGTTGCAACAACAACCTGTCGATCCTACTGTGTCAATGCTTCAAAACGAGCTTTATAGCGTTAAAAATGAAGTAATGACATGGAAACAGCAGCAAGAAGCAGCACAAAACCAAGCTCTTTTAAGCGAAATTAACAGTTTTGCAGAAAAAGCTGAGTTTTTTGAGGATGCCCGTCCAACGATGATCCAACTCCTGAATTCAGGAATGGCGCAAAACTTGGAAGACGCATACAACAAAGCAGTACGCCTAGACGAAACATTGTCTAGCAAGCTACAGCAAAGCCTACAAGCCAAAACTGAAGCGGCTAAACGAGAATCGGCTAACAAAGCAGCGAAAGCTGCTCGGGCGGCAGCGGTAAGCGTTAGAAGCTCTACACCCGGAGTGAACACGGCTACCAAAGCGCAAGATAGACGTTCTTTATTGGCTGAACAAATAGAAAGCCTTAACGAACGCTTTTGATAACCTAATCGGAGATTATTATGGCATTTGCCAATAGCTCGATCAGCGACATCATTGCGACTAACATTCAAAGCCGTACTGGTGAGCTTGCTGACAACGTAACAAACAACAACGCTTTACTGCGCCGCCTCAAAGAGCGTGGCAACGTAAAGACTTTCTCTGGCGGTAACGTAATTTTGCAAGAAATTATGTACACCGACAGCGCAACCGACAACACTAACTCGTACTCTGGCTACGAAGTGCTGAACGTGTCGCAGAACAGCCCAATTTCGGCTGCTCAGTTCTCGATCACTCAGTACGCTGCTGCTGTCTCTATCTCTGGCTTGGAAATGATCCAAAACAGCGGTAAAGAAGCAATCATCGACCTGTTGGATGGTCGTATGCAAGTTGCTGAAGCACAGTTGGCTAACCGTATCTCGCAAGACATTTATCTTGACGGTACTGGTAACAGCGGCAAAAACATCACCGGATTGGCAGCAGCCGTTCCTGATGCTCCTTCCTCTGGTACTTACGGTGGCATTAACCGTGCTACTTGGTCGTTCTGGCGCTCGGTTGCATACTCTGGCACAACTGATGGTCTAGCTGCTGTTTCGGCTTCCAACATTCAAAAATACATGGATGCGGTAGCCGTTCAGTTGATTCGTGGAACAGACAAGCCTGACTTGATCGTTTGCGACAACAACTACTACAGCCTGTACCTCCAGTCGCTGCAAGCAATTCAGCGTATTACTGACGGTGGCAACAGCAACGTCGGTGCTGGTTTTGCAAGCTTGAAGTACTACGGTGCTGGTATGGCTTCTGACGTTGTGCTTGACGGTGGTATCGGTAACGATGCAACTGCCAACCATATGTGGTTCTTGAACACCAAGTATTTGATGTTCCGTCCACACGTTGATCGCAACTTCGTGCCAATCGGCGGCGAGCGCCAAGCTGTAAACCAAGACGCAATCGTGAAGCTCATCGGCTGGGCCGGGAACCTCACATCGTCTGGCCCACAGTTCTGCGGCGTTTTGATCGCTTAATTAAGAGGAAACTATCATGGCTTATTCAGTCTCGCCAGTCATCGGTGCTACGCTAACTAGCACCGTTACCACCAACACCAACAGCGCAGGTACGGCTGTCCCTACGAGCGGGCCTCTTGGTCTGCAAGTGTTTGGTTCGGATGGCAAGTTGTATGTCTTAGCTAAAGCAGGCGCAACTATTTCTGCGTCTGATACGGATTGTTCTGTTGATCCGTCAACCTTTGTAGCAACAGCTTCTGGTGGTTCGTACACCAGCCCAGCAGTTGCTCTGGCATCAGGCGATTACGCTTGGTTCAGCAAGGCATCGGTGTAATGTAGCACGGGGGGTTGGGCAACCTTCCCCCCTTTTTAAATCTAACGGGAGAGGATTTTGGGACTAGATAGCGATATTCGTAATGCAGACTCACAATTATTTGTTGAGTTTTACACTTTTGAACACCCTTCGACGGACGTAAAAAAGCCGTGGCAAGGTAAGCCTTTTGTTAGAATAGTTGTGCCGGGCGATAAGACGAACGTAGTCGAGCAACCTGTGCGTGAAAGTCATAAGCAGCGATTTCCTCGCCAATGGCTACACTATCAGATGCAAAACAACGAAGCGCACTTGATTGGCACACCGTTGAAAGATTGGTACGAAGCTCGCCCTGAGGATATTACTCAGATGCAGCTAGAAGAATTGAACATTGTGAAGTTTCAAACTGTTGAGCAAGTCGCTACTGCTTCAGATATGCAACTTCAGAAAGTAGGAATGGGCGCAGCAGGTTTGCGTGAGAAAGCTAGAAGCTTTTTGTTGAACAAAACAAAATCAGACGGTCATTCTGAGATTGAGGCAACAAAGAAAGAACTAGCAGAACTCAAGGAGCAACTTGCATCGTTGATGGCTGATAAAAAAGCTGGTAGACCAAAGAAAGAGGAATAAATGTCCACAATGCTGCAATTAGTCACGCAAGTGACCAACGAGCTAGGTGTCTCGACTCCTGCATCAGTAGCTGGTAACACCAATCAGGACGTTATCCAAATCTTAGCTTTGATGAACGCATCAGGCTACGAGCTACTAAAGAAAGGCGATTGGCGCAGGCTGACTAAGCAGCATACATTCACAACATCGTACACAAACACGACTGGCGATGTTGCTCTCAATACTTACACAATTACAAACATCCCAAGCACCGCTGGACTTGATACGACGTATCAGGTAACAGGCAACGGGCTTGGCAACGCTACATACATCGTTAGCGTCGATTCAGCGACACAAGTAACAGTCAATCAACCGTCTACGGGAACGTATGTCGGTGCAAGCTTGTGTTTTATGAAAGTTAAATATCCTCTCCCTGCTGACTACGATGCGACTGTGCCACGGACGCATTGGGATAAGTCAAAGCATTGGGAGATGCTAGGCCCAGAGGACGCACAGCAATGGGAATGGCTGCTTTCGGGGTATATCTCGACTGGCCCTCGTATCCGTTGGCGCTTGTTGGGCAACACGTTTCAGATTTGGCCCGGTGTCTCAACAAATGAGCTACTAGGCTACGAATACCGCTCGCAAGCGTGGGCAGAAGGCGCAGACGGCACACCAAAGAACTCGTTTACAGCGGATTCTGACACCTGCATTTACCCTGATCGGTTGATGGTATTGTCGACAAAGCTTAAGTATTTTGAAGCTAAAGGCTTTGATACGACAGCGATGTATCGTAACTACATGACAGAGCTTGAGACTGTGTTGGCTCAAGATATGAGCGCTGCGAACCTGTCGTTTGCGCCGAGACCGGGCACAGTTCTGATTGGTTACGACAACATTCCTGACACCGGATACGGCCCAAATTGATATGGCTACACGCAGAGGCATTAACCAGCTAGTTCAACACAACGCTGCTCGTGTTGCTTCGCTTCCTGCGCCTATCGGTGGCTGGAACGTGCGTGATTCGATTGCAAACATGGACGTGCTTGACGCTGTTCAATTGACCAACTTGTTCCCGTCTGTGAATAACGTGGTGCTAAGACCCGGCTACACAAAACACGCCACAGGTTTAGGCGGTCAAGTGCAAACCTTGATGAGTTACTCGTCAGGCGCTGCAAACAAGCTATTTGCGTGTGTTAATGATGAGGTTTATGACGTTACTGCGTCAGGCCCTGTCGGTGCGCCAGACTTGTTTGGACTGTCGAACGCTAAATGGGAATACGTCAACGTCACAACGCCTGCTGGTGGTTATTTGTATGCTGTAAACGGTGTAGATGACCCCATCATTTATGACGGTTCGACATGGATCACGCCAACAATTACAGGTGTGAACCAGCAAGACTTAAACAACATCACAACATTTAAAAATCAAGTTTGGTTTACTGAAAACGACAGTTTAAAAGCGTGGTATCTGCCAACATTGTCGATTCAGGGTGCTGCAAACTACATTGACATGAGTGCAGTTGCTCAATTAGGCGGTTATCTTGTAAACATTTGCACATGGACGCTTGATGCTGGTTACGGCGTGGATGATAACCTTGTGTTTATCACGTCTAATGGCGAAGTTATCGTTTATGCAGGCACAGACCCTAGCGACGCTACAAAATGGTCGCTAATCGGCGTTTGGCGTGTTGGTAAGCCTGTTGGCAAGCGCTGCATGATTAAATATGGCGGCGATGTAGTCATTTTGACGTATAACGGCGTATATCCGCTTGCAGCAAGCTTACAAAGTTCACGTTTAGACCCTCGGGTGGCGCTTTCTGACAAGATTCAAGGCGCATTTGCAGCAGCAACGCAGTCTTATGGTGATATTTTTGGCTGGCAAATGATATTTGACCCCAAACATAACGCTTTGAGCGTAAACGTGCCAGTTGGCGCAGGGTTACAACAGCAATATGTGATGAATAACATTACAAAAGCGTGGTGTAACTTTACAGGTTGGGCTGCAAATTGTTGGGAAATCTTTGAAAATGAACCGTATTTTGGTGCAAACGGCTACGTTGCACACGCATGGGACGAATCTTATGCGGATGATGGTGCAAACATTAATTCAAACGCATTTCAAGCGTTCAACTATTTTGAATCTCGTGGCGTAAAAAAGTACTTTACACGAGCAAGACCTAGCTTATTCACAAATGGCGCTCCTTCAGTCTTTGTCGGCATGAACGTCGATTTTGATTTGCAAGACACGACTGCGGCATTGGCTTTTTCTCCTAGCAATTACGGTCTTTGGGATACAGCGCTATGGGATGATGCCTATTGGGGCACAGAAAACATTATCAGCAACAATTGGCAAGGTATTACTGGCATTGGCTATTGCGGCTCAACTCAATTTAAGACAGCTTCACAAGGCGTGACGATTTTGTGGGCTTCTACTGACATTGTGTACCAACTCGGATGGGCTGGGATATAGTTCAAGGCGCTGAAGTCGGCGCATGGGTTGCGGATCGAATTGCAGGCGAGTTTTACTCGGAAACAAGTAGTGCTATTGGACTTGAGAAAGATGGCACATTTGTTGCAGGCGTGATTTATGAGAATTGGAACAGAGCATCAATTTTTTGTCACATAGCGATTGAAGGTAGGATGACAAAAGCGTATTTGAAAGCGATTTTTGACTATCCGTTCAATGTATGCAAAGTGAAGAAAATTATTGTTCCAGTAGTCTCAAACCACGTTAAAAGTATAAAATTAGTAACAAATATGGGTTTTACCGAAGAAGCTAGAATCGTTGATGGTTCGCAAGACGGTGACATTATATTTTTGACAATGACAAGAGAGAATTGTCGATTTTTAGGGGTTCGTTATGGGTAAGTCGGTTAGTACGCCACCAGTACCAGATTACAAAGCAGCGGCAAAAGAGCAAGGCGTACAAAACGTCGAAGCTGCTCGCACAACGGCACGACTTAGCAACCCAAATATGATTACGCCGTTTGGAACGCAGACGGTTACATACGGAACACCAAAGTTTGACGAAGCTGCATATAACAAAGCGCTTCAAGAATATCAAACAAAAGGCGGTTCTTACGCTACGCCTGTAAAATCTGATTTTATGAAAGCTGGCCCAAAAGAAAATGTTTGGGTTGGGGGCGGTGATTCTGGCGGCTATTGGGAAGAACGTGGTGGAAGCACGTTTGATAAAAAAGCTTATGAAGAAGCATTGGCAAAAGTTGGTAAAGCTCCTACAAAGGAAATGTTTACTACAATTGAAAATGCAGATACGCCTTTAATTACACAAAAACTTACTCCTGAAGCGCAAGCAACATTAGAAGCTCAACAACGTGTACAACGTGCGTTGTCGGGTCTTGGTGAGCAAGGTATTGCTACAGCATCAAGCGTATTAGCAAAACCTTTTAATCCAAACTTGCCTGCAATTCAAACTGAATTTGGCGAATACGACAGAGCACGAGCTAACACGCAAGCAGATACATACGGATTAGCGCAACGTGAAGTTACAGCAGATAAATATGGTCTTGCTCGTGGCGAAGTACCGCTGCAATATTCAATTGATACATCAAATTTGGCAGCAATGCCAATTAACGCAGGTACTACGGCTCAAAATCTAATTCTTCAGCGGTTAAATCCAACAATTGAAGCAGGTGACGTGTCTTTTAGGCAGCAACTTGCAAATCAAGGGCTAGTGCCGGGCACAGAAGCTTACGACAAGGCGTTTCGCAATCGTGAGATGAGCAAAAATGATTTGTACAACCAAGCTGCGTTGCAAGGGATTAACCTTGATATGGCAGCACGTCAACAAGGGCTAAATGAGCAACTAGGATTAGGTACATTTGCAAACCAAGCTCAATTAGCTGGCGCTGGTTTATACAATCAAGCTGTTGGACAAAACTTTGGACAAGGCGTAACTGCAAACGAAATATTAAATCGTTCAATTGCACAAAACTTTGGGCAAGGCGTGACCGCAGATCAGCTTTATAACCAAGCTGCTGCACAAAACTTTAACCAACAATTGCAAGCTGCACAGTTTGAAAACATGGCGCAACAGCAAGCAATGCAACAAGCGTTAGGTTTGAGAAATCAACCAATTAACGAAATTGCTGCATTGATGAGTGGTTCGCAAATTCAATTGCCTCAGTTTTCTGGGTATCAACCAACACAAGTGCAAGCTGCACCATTGTTTAACGCTACGCAAGCGCAATATCAAGGACAATTGGGGGCTGCAAACGCACAAAATGCTGCTAATTCGCAATTGACTCAAGGTTTGTTCCAATTAGGTGGTGCTGCATTGTTAGCGCCAACAGGAACATTTAGTGGTGCGGCTGGTTTGTTTTCGGATAGACGCTTGAAAACAAACATTAAACAAGTTGGCGTTGCAGATAATGGGTTAAATATTTACTCATACAACTATGTATGGGGTGGCCCGACACAGCTTGGTTATATGGCTGATGAAGTTGAAAAAATTGTTCCTGAAGCTGTTGGCGAATTCAATGGCTACAAAACCGTCAATTACGGGATGATTTGATATGTCTGTCACTAATCCAATTGCACAAATGAACCCGATGCAAGCAATGCTAGGGCCTGACATTGCTCGTCAACAATACGAACTTGCACAAAATCAGCGTTATGCAGACATTTTGATGCAGCAAGCTTTGCAAGAGCAGCCTCAAGGCCAAATGGTTTCAGGACATTATGTTGCACCAAGTCCAATTCAAGGGTTAGGGCAATTGCTAAAAGCATATATTGCTCGTAGGTCTTCTGATTTAATTCCTGAGCAACAAGCAAAATTGGCTTCTGCACAAATGCAGAAAACGGAAGAAATGTTTGGTTTAGGCGGCGGCACAACGCCGGAGCGAGTTAGAGATTTGGCTTTAGCTGGCGGCGCAATGCAAGGCGATGTTGGCCCAACAAATACAAACGCAGCACGCATGACAGGGGTGCAAACAGGCACGGGTTCTGCAATGCCTGTGCCCATGGGGATGAACCCTCGTGCAGCAATGTTGCAATATTTGATTAGCCCACAAGCTTATGCAACAGCTTTAAGTACACATAGCAATCCAACAGAATTCCAAAAGAATTTAGCCTCTGTATATCCTTCTGGTTCTCCACAATATAACGCTGCAATGCAAGGGCAAATTGCAAAACAAAATTACATTTCGCCAACAACACTTGCTCCGGGAGCAGGTTTAGTAATGCCATTTCAAACAGCGCCAATTTATTACGCCCCAGACAAAAATATGCAAAGAGTTCCAGGGCCAAATGGGACAACAAGTGCTGTTCCAGTTGGAAATGCGGCTCAAATTCAAGCTTACAACACAGGAATTTCAAAACTAGCGGAAGGCATGGCTGGTTTGGCAACAACAACAGAACCTAGTATTGACGCTAGAGGTCAAGGTATTGCAAGCACAAAACTTCAAAACATTGGTGGTGTAAACGCAATTGTTAATCCGTTTGCAAACATTCCGGGATTAAGCCCTAATGCACAAGCGACTCCTGTTGAACAACCAAGGGATATAAAACCTGCGGTTATTTCTGCAAGCCCAGTTGAACAAGACGTAGCAAAAGGGCTAAATGAAGATTGGCGTAAAAATGTGCTTGCTCCAGCTAGAGTGGCGGCAAGTGCAGCAGACAATATTCTTAGTAGCGTAGATGTTTTGCAAAGTCTGGATTTTAAAACAGGATTTGGCATAAAAGCTCAAGCTGAAGTGGCAAGTATTTTTGCAGCAATGGGCGTTAAGGGCGCAGAAAAACTTGCGACAAATGCTCAATTGTTTGAAAAAGAAGGTGCAAAAGCGCTGTTAAATACGTTGGAAAAACAAAAAGGCTCTCAAACAGAGCGTGACGCAATTACAGGAAAAGAAACTTTTGTCAGATTGTCTGACACACCACAAGCAAAAGATTTTACGCTTGACCTTGCCAGATCAATGGCGTTGCGAGATAAACATAAAGCTGACTACTTTAATAGAGCAGTCAACATGAGTGATGCACACAAAGGCAAACTTGATTTAATTAGTGAATCGTACAAAGAAGTTGATCCATCTGTGTTTGATATGCCCATAGGAAGAACTCCTGATGGAAAAGTTATAACAATGCGTACAAAATACGGTATTAAATAATGGAAAATCCAGTTAATCCTGCTGTCGCTAATTTATTGCCCGTACTGGACAATCCCAATGTCCGTAGTTTTTTGGACATGATTTCTGCGGCAGAAGGCACTACTAAACACGGTTACAACACGTTGTTTGGTGGCGGCAAAATGGATTCATTGGCTGACCATCCTCGTATTTTGTTTGACTTTACTGAAACGACAGGCAGACCTAACAAAACTACGGCAGCAGGGCGTTATCAGTTTTTGTCAAATACTTGGGACGAGCAAGCAAAGAAATTAGGTTTGCCTGATTTTGGTGAGCGTAGTCAAGATTTAGCGGCAATCAATTTATTGCAAGAACGTGGCATTTTGCCCGATGTGCTGCAAGGTAATTGGGAATCTGCGGTAAAGAAATCAGGCCCAATTTGGGCAAGTTTGCCTTCTGCAAATTATCCTCAGCCTCGCCAGTCACAAGAATTTGTGATGAGCAAGCTAAATCCCAATAAAATGTACGCACAAGCAACAACGTCTGATGTGAATACACCTATGGCGAACCCAAAAAGCAATCCGTTTGAAGCATTAAACGAAGAATTTAGAGTTGGTGCGCCTCAAGTTCAGACGCAACAAACGCAACAAGTTAACCCATTTCAAGCGTTAAATGCTGAGTTTGCAATAACTCCAGTTCAAGTAGAACAAAAACCGCCTGTAGAACAACCAAAACCTGAAAGCTTTAGCGATTCTGTAAAACGCAATCTTTTGGCAGGCGGTCGTGCGCTAGGATTAACAGGACGTGCAGGTATAGAAGGCGTTGGTGCTGCATTGACTGCGCCAACAGAACCGTTACGCATGGCAACTCAAGCTATTAGTCAAAAGCTTGGTGGCCCGTCTGTAGCATCTGCTGAGACACTAGCTCAAAAATTAGCAAACGCATTAGGATTGCCAAAACCTATTGAAAAGTCAGTAATGGACGATTCAGGGCAGGCAGAGCGCTTTGGTTTTGACGTTGCAAAAACTATTGCAAGCTCAATTCCTATGATGGGTGCTGCTGGTGCGCTTGCACCTATGGCTACAGGAAGCACACAAGCTATTTTGCGACAATTAGCTGCAAACCCTGCAATGCAAGGCATTTCTGCGGCTGGCGCAGGCGCTGGCGGTAGCGTTGCTCGTGAATACGGCGCACCACCTGAACTTGAATTGTTATCAAGTATTGTGGGCGGCGTTGCTGCACCAACTGCGGCTGGAGCGATACAGTCAAGCGCAACAACAGCGGCAAAAACAATTGCCCCAAAGTTATTTACACCAAAACCTGAACAAATTGATGAGTTATTAACAACAACGCTAGGTCGTTCAGGCTTTGATTTTTCAAAAGTGCCAGATCAAGTTAAAACAGCGTTGCGTAATGACGTTGCTAACGCTTTGCGTACAGGCGGCACGTTTGACGAAGACGCAATGCGTCGGTTAGTCGATATTCGCATGATTCAAGGTGCGACACCGACAAAAGGCATGATTACGCTTGATCCTCGCCAAGTCACGATTGAGCAAAATCTTGCAAAAGCAGGGATGAACACTACAAATCCTGATTTGCAAGCGCTTGGAAACATTCAAAACGCTAACAATCAAGCGTTAATTGAAGCGCTTAATCGTGCAGGCGCAGGCAAAACTGATTTGTTTACAGCAGGACAAGCAAATATCTCAAAAATTGCTGCTGAAGACTTGGCAAGGCAAGCTTCCACAAGCAATTTGTACGATGTTGCAAAGAATTTGCCGGGCGGTAACGTGCCGTTAGACCGTTCTAAGTTAATGCAAAACATTGATGCTGCATTGTCTGCTGAAAACAAAAACGCATTTTTGCCTGAAAACATCCGTGGAATGTTAAACACGATTGCCAAAGGCGAAACAACAATTGAAGGCGTTAAATACCCAGTACCGTTTGACGTAAAAGCGTTAGACAATTTGATGACCACAATTGCCACGGCATCACGTTCAACAACTGATGGCAACGTCAAGGCTGCATTAAAAATTGTTCGTGACGCAATAGATAAAACTGAAGTACAACCAATTAAAACGCAATTTGGCGGCAATCAAGTCGTTACGGACGCTGGCGCAGCATTTTTGACTGGCAAAGACGCTCAACCCAAAGAATTGCTTGACGCTTTAAACGCTGCAAGAGCAAGTCATCGTGCAAGGATGGCATGGCAAGAGTCTGCTGCGCCAATTGAAGCAACTGTAAACGGGATGCAACCTGATAAATTTATTCAAAAATTTATTTTGTCAGGATCACTTGATGATGCAGCGGCTGTTGCAAAAGCTGGTGACCCAACAGCAACTAAAAATGCTATTTTGACGCATTTGAAGTCTAAAGCGCTTGGTGGTCAATCAGACGAGATTGGCACATTTGGCGCAAAAAGCTTTAATTCTGCGTTGGAAAACATTGGTGACAGAAAACTTGCCTTGTTCTTTAGCCCTGATGAAGTTGCAGAATTGAAGCGTTTAGGGCGTGTTGCAAATTACATGACAACACAACCAAAAGGCTCTGCTGTCAACAATAGCAATAGCGGTGCGTTAGTGTTGGGCGCTGGAATTGATGCGCTAGGTGCTATGGGCGGTTTACCGTTTGTTGGTACGGCTGTCGGCGCAACGGTTGGCGTACCTCTTGTAAAAGCGGGTGCAAAGAAAGTGTTTGGCGCTGCGGTCAACAAAGCAGACCAAAAAGAAGCATTAAACGTCGCAAATGCGCTTGCAAATCGAGTGCCGGGCATGGGGCTTGGCGAGCGAGTTACGTCTGGCGCATTGTATGGAAGTCTGTTGCAAAACCCACAGTTAATGCAACAATTAGGGCAACGACTTAATCAATTAACTGAGTAAGAGGCAAAAATGTCTTACAACGGCAACGGAGTATTCCTAATCAACACAGCAGGACAGCCTGTTGTTGCTGGTACTGTCATCAGTTCGACAGCGTTTAATGCGCTGACCAATGACTTAGCCAATGGTCTTACTAACGTAATCACAAAAGACGGTCAAACCACACCTACGGCAAACATTCCGATGGGTGGATTTAGGATTACTGGCTTGGGTGCGGCTGTTGCAGCAACTGATGCAGTACGGCTAGAGCAACTTCAAGGTAATACGCTAAATTACATGACAGTCACGGGAACTGACACATTGCTCGGTTCTCTTGTTCCACCGTTAGCGTCGTATTCAACAGGCGCAATGTACAGTTTTATCGTTGCAAACACCAATACTGGTGCTGTTACGCTAAATATTGACGGTTTAGGCGCAAAAAACTTGTTACGCAATGCGGTTGATCCTGTACAAGCAGGAGATTTAACCGCAGGCAATGTGGTCGTTGTAATATATGACGGTGTTGATTTCCAGCTAATTTCAGTCGGTTTTGGCGGTGGTGCGACTGGTGCTGGCGGTGACAAAATATTTATTGAAAACGGTCAAACGGTGACAACAAGCTACTCAATTCCTGCGCTGTCAAATGCCATGTCTACAGGGCCTATCACGATTGACGCAGGCGCTACTGTCACCATTCCTGCTGGTTCTGTTTGGGCGATTATCTAAAATGGGCTTACGACTAAAAGCACCTGCGCTCGGAACGGTTGAAGTCAACCCTGTTGACACAGCGTCCAATGTCACGGTAGTGATCCCTGCAACAACAGGACAGTTGACATACGCAGATTCAACAACAGGCGGGATATTTTTGCCTACAGGCACAACCACACAACGCCCTGCTGCACCAGTTACAGGTATGGTTAGATTTAATACTACAACTGGATTGTTTGAAACATATAACGGAAGCATTTGGAGCTAAATATGGCTGGATCAATAAAACTTGGAGCAGCTTCAGGTGGATCGGTAACACTTGATGCAGCCAATACTGCTTCCAATTTCATAATGACAATTCCTGCTGCTAATGGCGTAGCAATTACAGCGGATGCAACAACAGGTGGGGCAACAATTCCTGTTGGAACAACAGCACAGCGTCCTGCAAGCCCTGTTACTGGTCAAATGAGGTATAACACAACGCTTGGTTATACTGAAATTTATAACGGTACTTCATGGGGTGCGGTCGCTGGCCCTGCATACACCGTAAATTATCTTACTGTCGCAGGTGGTGGTGGTGGTGCAGGCGGTGCTGGTGGCGCAGGGGGTATGCTTACTTCTTATGCCACATTAAGCGCTGGAACAGCTTACACAATCACCGTTGGCGCAGGTGGATCAAGTGGCGCAACTAACGGATCAGATTCTTCTTTTAGTACATTTTCAACTTCTATTGGTGGTGGCGCTGGCGCTATTGGAACTGCTGCTTACGCAAGCAATGGTGGTTCAGGCGGTGGCGGCGGTAACTTATATGGCGGCACAGGAACAGCTGGGCAAGGTAATAACGGTGGTCAAGGTCAAGGCGCAGCAGGCCCTAACTATCCTTCCGCAGGTGGTGGTGGTGCTGGTGGCGTTGGTGGATCGCCTGCAAATGGAAGTTCGGCTGGCGGTGCAGGTGGCGTAGGTTTACAAAGCTCAATTACAGGTACGGCAACATATTACGCAGGCGGTGGCGCAGGCGGTAGCGTTATTGGTGGTGGCGCTGGCGGTGCGGGAGGTGGCGGCGCATCAGGCGTAGCGGGGACTGCAAATACAGGCGGTGGCGGCGGCTCAGGCGCAGCAGGTGGCTCAGGTATTGTGATTGTTTCGTACCCCGGCACTCAACGAGGCACAGGCGGCACAGTTACTAGCTTTACTTCTGGCGGAATCACATACACGGTGCATTCCTTCACTTCGTCAGGCACATTTACGGCATAAGGAAAGAACATGACAGCATACGTCGGCGGCTCAACAGGATTTGGCCCACCATCATGGACAACGGCAGGTAGACCATCAACGCCTGTAAACGGGCAGATTGGGTGGAATAGTACGCTTGGTCAATTGGAAAGCTGGACTGGTTCGCAATGGCAACCAATTACTTCGTTGCTGTACTCGGCTAGTTACCTTGTTGTGGGTGGCGGCGGTTCTGGCGGCTCTACTAATGGTGGAGATTATCCTACAGGTGGCGGCGGCGCAGGCGGTTTATTAACTGGAACAACTGCATTTACTTCAGGCACGGCTTATACAATTACTGTGGGCGCAGGAGGTGCTTCTGCTGGTGCTGGTAGAGCAGCGGGAAATAGCGGCAATAGTTCAATCATTAACGGAATTGCTACGGCACTTGGTGGTGGCAGCGTATTAGCGCCAAGCAATACAACAGCAACAAATGGTGTTTCTGGTGCATCAGGTGGTGGTTCGTCATTTGGCGGTACTGCTGGGTCAGGAACATCTGGACAAGGTTATGCGGGGGGAGTTGGTAGCACCGCAGCGGGTGCTTATGGCAGCGGCGGTGGTGGCGGTGCTAGTGCTATTGGTGGTAATGGCTCTAGTACAAGTGGCGGTATTGGCGGTGCAGGTGCTTCAAATTCTATTTCTGGTTCTGCTGTAACTTATGCAGGCGGTGGCGGTGGCGGTGGATATGCTACGGCTGGTGGTGCTGGTGGTGCTGGTGGTGGCGGTGCTGGTGGCGCTGTTGCAAATGGTACGGCTGGAACTGTAAATACAGGTGGCGGCGGCGGTGGATGCGGTTCTTCTGTAGGAAATTACGCAGGCGGCGCAGGCGGCTCAGGCATTGTTATTATCAGCTACGCTGGTGCACAACGAGGCACAGGCGGCACAGTTACATCAAGCGGTGGCAACACAATCCACACATTTACATCTAGCGGTACATTCACGGCTTAATTAAGGAGACCAACATGGGTCATTTTGCCAAAGTAGTAGACGGAAAAGTTACACAGGTTATCGTTGCAGAACCTGAGTTCTTTGATACATTCGTAGACAGCTCACCCGGTCAATGGGTACAAACTAGCTACAACACACACGGCAATCAGCACACAAAAGGCGGCACACCGCTTCGTGGCAACTTTGCTGGCATTGGCTACCACTACGACTCCGTAGCAGACGTTTTTTACCCACCACAACCATACGCATCATGGGTACTAAGCCCACACACAGCGTTATGGGAAGCTCCAGTAGCGATGCCTACAGACGGCAAGCGTTATGAGTGGGACGAAGCCACGACATCGTGGAAAGAATTGGTTGCAGCTTAATTAAGGATAAATCATGGCTCTTGACGTACAGGGTACAGACTATTTAAAGCTCCCCGTGGGGACTACGGCGCAGCGTCCTGCTACTCCTGCAAGTGGCATGATTCGTCAAAACTCCACAACTGGAAACCCAGAGTGGTATGACGCTACAACTTCTTCTTGGCTGCAATTCTCACAACCTGCTGGGTATTCGGTTAATTACCTTGTTGTAGCTGGCGGTGGCGGTGGTGCAATCTATGGTGGTGGTGGCGCAGGTGGATATTTAACTGGGACTAGCATTTTAAGTTCAGGAACTGCATACACAATTACAGTCGGCGCAGGTGGTGCTGGATCAGTAAATCTTGCTACAGCATCAAATGGAACTAATTCTTCATTTAATTCAATAAGTGCTATTGGCGGTGGTAGGGGAGGATCAGCAAATACTGTTAACTATTTAGGTGGTTCAGGCGGTTCTGGTGGCGGATCTGCTTACGCATCAGGCGGCAGCGCAAATGTGTACCCGGGAGGCTCTGCAACATCAGGGCAAGGTAATGTAGGCGGCGATCATGCGGCAGCTTCTGGTTTTGGCGCTGGAGGAGGTGGAGGAGGTGCAGGCGCAGCAGGTAGCCCTAATACTACTGTTACTGGTGGTGCTGGTGGTGCAGGATTATCTAGTTCGATTAGCGGGTCTGTTGTTTTTTATGCTGGTGGCGGTGGCGGTGCATCAGAAACAGGACAAGGAGCAGGTGGTACTGGCGGTGGCGGTGCTGGTGGAGTAAATAATGGCACGGCAGGAACAGCAAATACAGGCGGCGGTGGCGGCGGCGGTAGTAATGTATCTGGCGCAACCGGCGGTTCAGGCGTAGTAATTATTGCTTACCTTGGCTCACAGCGTGGCACAGGCGGTACTGTTACATCGTCTGGTGGCTATACAATCCACACCTTCACTTCGAGTTCTACGTACAACGCTTGAAGTATCTAAAAGAAGCATCAATACTATTCGGGGCAATTGTCTTGCTTCCGGTAGTATTGATTGTGATGACAACTTTGATTCCGTGGGTAGTAGCAGCGTGGATAATCAGCAAATCTTCAACATCATAGTTAGCGTTGCAGCTTTCTTAGCTGTGTACGTTTTTAACAATATGACTAGGCAGATTCAAAAGCTCGAAGACAAAGTCAATGAAATGCCACATACCTACGTTCAAAAAGACGATTATCGTGCTGACATTGCAGAGATAAAGTCAATTCTTAAGCAGATATTTGAAAAGCTTGACTCAAAGGCAGACAAGTGAAAGAGGTAAAAGACGGTGTAATGTCTGTTTTGGGGTATATAGACAGCCCGTTTAAGCTTTTAGTAGTCATTTTGCTTGGTTTGATGGGTTTTTTTGGTTATTTTGCCTATCAAAACCAAGGTTTATTCCTAAGCGTCTACATGAAGTCGCAGGAATTGCCAAAACTTAACGAAAACCAGTTTGATGACGCTGCTGTGCTGCTTTTTAAAGAAACACGAGCAGATTTTGTAGTCATATTCTCTGTCAATCCAATACTAAACAAGCGTGTCATTCTACGAGCGTACTCAAAAGACGGTACTCGTGAGAAGCGCTTTGAAGGCGTAGATGTTGGATTGTTTACAACAAACCAAGCCAATAATAACGACGTTGTAAGGCTAATTTCTAGTGAAATCCCATGCGGCGAATACACACGAGCACAGTCTGAGATTGGTCTTTGGTATCTAAATCAAGGCGTGACTTACACTTGTCGTATATCTGTGCCGCCTGAAATCAACCAGTTTATCGGTCAAATCACGGTTGGTTGGAAAGAAAAACCTGACACAGCACACGCACACGATATGTTGTTAATTGCAGCAACTAAACTTGTAAAGGGTAGATGATGATTCCAATTCTTGACATACTTGGCATCGGCATGAAGGTGCTAGATAAGTTTTTCCCAGACCCTGAGCAAAAAGCAAAGGCGCAATTAGAGTTATTGCAAATGCAGCAAAATGGCGAATTAGCCAAAATGCAAGCAGATATGCAAGAGCAAGGCGAGCTTACCAAGCGTCAAGAAAACGACATGAAGTCTGACTCTTGGCTATCTAAAAATATACGCCCTATGACGCTTATAGCGATTCTAGGAGGCTATTTTACGTTTGCAATGATGTCTGCGTTTGATATGGACACCAATAAAGCGTATGTTGAGTTGCTAGGTCAATGGGGGATGCTAATAATGTCCTTTTATTTTGGCGGTCGCACGTTGGAAAAGATTATGGACATGAAATCAAAAGGAAAAGACGATGCAAAGTAATTGGAAACAGGCGTTTGAACAAATGCTTTCATCTGAAGGCGGTTTTTCAGATGATGAACGTGATAAAGGCAACAAACTACCTGACGGGCGTAAAGGCTCGACTATGCTTGGCGTAACTCAATTTAATTGGGAAAATTACGTTGGTCATCAAGTTACACACGATCAAATGCGTAAGCTAACGCCTGCTGACGTTGAACCGTTGTATAAAAAGAAATACTGGGACGTGGTTCGTGCGGACGAGTTGCCTTCGGGAATTGATTATTTGGTTTTTGATTTTGGGGTAAATGCCGGCCCCGGTCGATCAATTAAGTTATTGCAAACTGCTGTTGGCGTACCTGCGGATGGTGGTTTAGGCCCAATCACTATGAAAGCAGTTTTAGCTGCTGACCCTACTGAATTGATTAAAAAATTTAGCGCAGAAAAAGAAGCCTTCTACCGTAGTCTTGATGATTTCAAAGTTTACGGTGAAGGCTGGTTAAATCGGGTTGCTGAGGTAGAACTTAAAGCAACGTCAATGCTTGCTTAAAAACAAGTTGTATTGCAATTGTTTCCGTAGCAACAGGTGGTGCACGTTACCATGCGTCCACCTGACATATAAGTGTGCGTTGTACAAGCTGCATACGCTGCTGTTGCTGACAAGGCTAACACGACTGCGATGACATACTTTTTCATTTTGATTCCTTTAGTGTGCTTGGTGGGACAAAGCCAAAACGCTTAAAGGTTTCAGCAATGTTAGTCGATGCTGCGGGTATATACTTCCATTCAGGGTTATCAATCAACGGGCATGGCAACTTAGGTTGCTCTGTTAATTCGTAGCTCATTTTTTCTCCTTTACCAAGTAATAACGGGCAAACCGCACTTCACCATCGTCTACCATTAAAGTCACAATATTGTGCCCACGCTGTTTAAGCTTAAACACAACGTCAGCAAGCCTAGTTACACGATACTTCATAATTGCTTCCCAAGACGTAATGGGTTTCTTTTGCAGGTGCATGAGAACTTGATTAGTTTTGCTCATTTCAGTATCCAATTTAAAAGTGGTAAGAATCCAAATACAGCAAACAACACGATTGCGCCAAGCACATAGCCTTCAACAGGGATACGTTGGTCATTAGGTTTGTATGTAAGATGTTTCATAGCCACCCCTCAATTTCAGCTTCGATTTCGTCAATTAAGTCTGCATACTTTGGGTCTTTGCGGTTTTGCACTAGCTTCATCACAATGTTGTAAAGTGCGTCACCAGACTGGATGCGCTGATACCAATCAAGCCAAGTCAAACCATCGTCATCAATGCCACGATGTTGGATTATGTCCATAACGTCATTGGCGCTTTGCACACCTACGTCAAATTGCTCGTCGTTGTATTCACTCATTTATGCACCTGTATTAAATTTAAATTGTTAAGTTACTGAGAATTTTTTGTTAATTGCTGATATGCATAATCAAAATTGCGTTTTGCACGTTTGCCATGACCAACTTTGATAAGTTCAGTCTCCATAAAACCTTTTGCAAACACTTCGTATGTGCCGTCAATGTTTTTAACAAATTTATTGATGCCAGCCCATACTTGCATTTCTATAACAACTGCGCCGTTGTCTGTGTAAATTTTATTCATGTTATGCACCTGTATTTGTTTAATGGCGTCATTGCCATAATTAAATATTAAGCCAACTTAACAAACAATGCAACTGTTTTTGGTTAGTGTTTTCACTAATGTTGTATTTTTGTCATTGGGTGCGGGTACTAGCCGGAACTAGGAGGGAGGGGACACCAGCGTTCCCCGCCTCTTGATTATATGTTGTTCTTCTTCTTGTAGTAAGCAAGAAGATACTGAAAACACTCCCAAGCATCAGCCAAATCTTGCTCTGAGTGCTCAATCAGCCGTACATCACCGTTTTCTGTGAAATAAACATTGGCGCAACGTGCTGTAGGTAGCCCTAATCCTTGCCTATAAGCCGCCAGTTGCATTATTTGCTCGTGGTAAGGGGTAATCTTGCTCAAGTCCCCCTCTTTGCTCTTAAAGTCCACCACGATATTGCCTGCAATCAGGTCAACTTTGCCACCGTAGCCATTAGACGCAAATGAGCGCTCCGTTTCCCAACTTTGGTTAGTTCCAAAATGTGTCTCAAGCGCAGTATGCACCCTTGTCACAAATGCAGGAAAATCGTAGTTTTTGCCACGGTAAAAGTCTTCCAACACCCCGTGCAATCGTGTTCCACGGTCTGCTGCTTCACGTCCTGTGCTTTTGGCATCCGACATAACACGCTGTAACCAATTTTCCTCAGACTCACCATCAGCCCTTGGCAAAGTCAACGCAGCAAGCAAAACTTGTTGCTGTAGCCAATTGTTGAGGCCGGGCTTTGCAAGCAACCCTGTAATTGTGGTCACCGACGGGACTAGCCCACGTTCACGAGCGTCAGATAAGCGAGTATTACGCTCAACACCATTTTTCCCAATGATGCGATACGCTGGTTCGCCCGTTTGCGTATACCAATGACCGGATTCTGAATCCGCTGTTTTGATAATCATGCGTCTCTCGCTTTCATAAACTCGTCGGCAATTTCAAACGCTCGTGTTGCAGCGGCTTTTGCCCATGTTTGGTCATCAATAGGAAGTTGCCAGTCACCAGCGCACATACCTGATAACACATGGGCTGCGACATAATCTCGCAACATCATTCCATGCGCCATATTGTCTGTCTCTAACCATGTGGGAAAAGCGGGTTGACTAATTTTCATTTTTTCACCTGTTTAGCTAATGTTTTAAGCATTTCAATGGCATCTTGTAGGTCTTGCATGGCACGAGGGTCTAGCACCATTCCCTCGTACCATTGCTGAAGCCGCCAAGAAATCAAAATTGCTTGCTCTGTTTGATTCAAAACTAGCTCCTTAAAACGGTACGTCATCGTCCATATCGGCAATACTGCCTTCTTTGATTTGACGGTATGCGTCAGGCTTTTTAGGGGCTGGTGCATCATCAGGACGTGCGCCTAGCATTTGCATTTGGTCACCAACAACTTCTGTTGTGTATTGGTCAACGCCGTCTTTGTTTTGCCATTTGCGTGTAGTCATTCTGCCTGCGATGTACACCTGTGACCCTTTACGTAAAAAATCACCACAGATTCCAGCTAGTTTGCCAAAAGTGACAATACGCACCCATTCTGTGTTGTCTTTGTCTTTTGCTTTGTAGCCAACAGCAATAGAAAAGTTACAGATTGCGTTCCCATCAGCCGAATACCGAACTTCAGGGTCTTTCCCAAGCCGTCCAATAAACTCGCAGCGATTGAGGTCGTTTGCCATTATTTACCTTCCTTTGCCATTTGAACTTTGATACCGTCATACATCATTTTGAGCACTTCTTTCTGCGAATCAGGCGCAGATTTGTACCATTTCGCAAAACACGCCTTTAAAGCGTCTAAATTGGGTTGTGCAGACATTTCGTCTACTGCGTAGTCCATATCTATTGTCACGGCTACTGGCGGCTTAGGCGGCGATTTAACAGCTGCTTCACCGTCATCGTCAGCCGATGCAATACCAAGCGCAGATTGCAGGCTATAGCGTTTTGCATACGAAAGCGCTGAACCAAAGCCCTGTGCGTCTTGCTTGCTTGCAGGGATAAACAGCGTCCCACAAGACATTTCTTGACCTGACTCGTGAATCAATACGGTTTCGACTGCTACACCACCGTCGGCTGTATGCAGCTTTTGCACAAACGCTAATCCGTTGCCAGAAAGCGCAGGGCGCACAGCGTCAATGACTGATGCTAGTGAGCTGTATGCAGATTTAAAGTGGGGATTTTTACTATCTTTCGCTGCGTGGTTCATAGCAGCTTGAGCTTTGACTAATGCCTTTGCTAATTCATTCATTTTTGCACCTATATGTTGTCCTGACGGGTATGTCAGTAGGTAGATATTAAGCTATCTAAACAGATTGTGCAAGTATGAATAAAGTAGCTTTAAAAAATAAATTTTCTGCACCCTTGACTTGTTGGGTTAAGATAGCTACATGGACAACGGTAAAATCATCTCGATTCTAGGGGGCACAACTAAGGTAGCAAAGTTGTGCGGGGTGTCTGTTCCTGCTGTCTCGCAATGGAAGAATAACGGTATACCGCCAGACAAGCTGATTTTTATGGCTGCTGAACTTGAGCGACTGTCTCAAGGCGTGATACACCGAAAAGATATTTTCCCTGAAAGTTGGAAAACAATTTGGCCTGAGTTGCATTAGGTCAAAAAGTAGTAGATAATTTGTTCGTAAATGTTGCTCTGGCCGGGCGATGTTGAGAAGCCGTTTTAGTGTGTGTCTTGGTTTTTTGATAAGTGTACTTGGATAGTATTTATCAAAAAATAGTCCTAGAAATAGGATTCCGGCCAGCAAGACACGCTCTAAAGCGGCTTTTTTTATTGGCTCGTACTCCATACGATAACAATGCACCTACATGGGTGGCGTGGAATAGAACATAGGCTTCACTACACCCGTGAGCAAGCCTCGCTGACTTAAATGGGTACAGCACAAGACTAGAGGACATGGTGGGACAAGACTCTAGCTCGATTGAACATTCACTCTGTGTAGCTCTGGTATCTATTTGTGCTTAATCAAATATATGTGCATAACTTCTGTCATAGATATGGGATAGGTCGGTACAGCGTAGGAAACTACACGCTTACCACCCTTGGGGAAGTATTGTCTCAAGAATTTATATAAATAACTTGTAAAAATACAACATCAAAACGACTTGCTAAAACATAAAACAAGTATTAAGCTATCTTAACTACACAGGGATTGGTATGAAAAAGAAGCAACCAGAAAAGATAGATAGATTTGCGAAGTTATACACGGGGTTTAGGTTTATGCCGAGACCGGGCAGTATGGACTTTATGAAGTACCCAACACGCATTGGCAACTCACTTTTTTACATGGATAGCTATGGCACTTACACGAAATCAACAAAGGATTCTGCAAACAATTCGTCAAAACGAGTGGATAAGCGCATCGGAGATAGCGGAGATAACAGGGATAGCGGAGAACCACGTCAGAACGGCGTTGAAAACGAAGGCGTTTTATGACCTTGAGCGTGGCATTAGAGACACCAAAGCAAATCACGGAGGGCGTTACATCAAAGTGTATCGGTATCCGTACAAAAGCAAAGATTCTGTTGAACAAGCATTGAGATTAGCAAATCAGTACACAGGCGTATTTGGTCAACTTTATTGGGTGAATAACACTTATGAAAACGTTAGTCGAGTGGCTTAGGGAAAAGTTACAGCGGGAAAACAGCAAAGAATCTGTCGAACCGATTTGCGATTGTTGTGGACAAGTCTCAAAGCTAACTGATGGACTTTGTGACTGGTGCTTACGATTTTATAAGGCGCACAAATGAACATTGACAAAGCGATTGAGATACTTGAATCAGGTTTGATAACTGAACAAGAGCAGTCAGAGCTAGTGACGATGTTGCAAAACATACGAAAGAACGCTAGACGTGAGTGTTGTAATTTTTTGATGGAATTGCACGACGAATTTAAGAATCAACACAATCATTTTCACGTTGCTGCTGTCAAACTTTGGGAGGTGGACAATGGATGAACGAATCAAAGAGCTTGCTTTTAAGGCGGGGTTTAGCCTTACTGCATACGAAGGGCTGTGGGAGGCAGAAATTGCGGATATTGAACGCTTTGCCAAGTTAGTGCGCCAAGATGAGCGTGATGCGTGTGCGAAAGTGTGTGATGAATATTCATCTGACAAATGGAAATTATATAAAGGGATAGAGCCATATACGGGTGATGAACTGGGTTGCGATGAAATTCATACCCAAGGTCAAAGTTGGGGTGCGGATGATTGCGCCGATGCAATTAGAGCAAGGAAAAAAAATGAGTTACATTGTTGCGTCATTGCCACCAATAAAATGCTTTGTGCGGCGTGAGTTTTTGTATAACTTTGAGAAAGGTCACGGTCAATACGAACCTGCAATTTGGGTAAGTCTTAAAGCTTTGCGTGGGCAAGTATTTCGCATTGAAAGCTTGTTGCCAGCTTACGGTGCGCTTTATGACAAATTACCAATACACGCCTATGTCTGGCACACAAACTCGCCTGAATCGTTGCCCATTGACACGCTACAGCTTTGGGACTGCATGGGTTACAAGTTCACAATTATTGAAAAGATTGGGCTGCGTAACCTTGGGGTCAAGTTTTTAGGCAAAGACAAGCAATGGCACTTTGGCACATACTTGTTTACCGTAGACTTTTGCGCTGACGGGTTAGAGGTTGACACCGGATTCACAGAGCAAGCTGAAGAACATAAATCGTTTAACTGGATACGGCTAGACAACGGACAATTTGCTTGTCAACCAAACAACCGTTGCCTTTGGTATGACCAGTCGCTGATTCCAAGCGAGACAAAATTCCCTGACTTTCAAGCAGCACGAAACATTTGGACAGTAGACGGTACACGCAAATGGTCTGCTGGTGACGATTGGTTTTACAACATTGAGGAGCGCACATGAGCTTTAATGACTTTTGGTCAAAATACCCTCGCAAAGTCGCTAAAAAGACCGCTATGCAATCGTTTGCCAAGCTTCCGATAGATGAGCAGGAATTAGCAATTGATGCGCTAGAGACGCATATTGAATATTGGAAACTAAAAGAGACAGCGACAGAGTACATACCGCATCCAGCGACATGGCTAAATCAAGGTCGGTATTACGATGAGTTGGACATGAAGCCGAAACAACCTAAAAAACCCGCATTGCCTTGGTATTCAACAGAGCAATTGACGATGGAGAAAGCAAGGGAATTGGGTATGACACCAAGGCCGGGCGAGGATATGGGGCAATTTAGGTCACGGATTGCACAAAAAGTATCGGAAATTGTTTAGTTATTAAATATAGGTACAACATGAAACTGTCAAAGCAAGCAGCGTTAGATTTTGAAAGCATTACAGGCGAACTAGAGGTGCAAATATTTTATTTGCTTCAGGTTGAAAAAAACTTTGAATTTATGACCGAGCAATCAATAGCGCTTGTTGATGCAATTAACGCATTAAAAATGATTAGCACGAAATGTATGCAATTGAATGATTACTACTGGAGACAAGAAAAATGAAAGACTTGTTTGGAGACGAAGAATTTGATTGGAAAAAAGAATGGCAAGGAATGCCAGAATTTGAACAAACAAATTTAAAAACTATTCATTCAGTTGTTGTCAATTTCATTACTGTCGAAGATATGAATGAGTTTTCTGAGTTGATAGGGAAACGCATACATTTCACAACAAAAAGCGTAATGTTTCCTGTGCGTGTAAATACAGATAAAAAAGTGTGGATTGACGATGAAACACAATCATCCTAAATATCCAATCTACATCATTTCAAAAGGTCGTGCTGACACACGCAAAACAAGCAAAGCGCTTGAAGTGATGGGCGTTGCATATCGTATTGTTGTTGAACCACAAGAATACGAGCAATATGCTGCTGTTATCGACAAATCTAAGATACTTGTATTGCCTTTTAGCAATCTTGGGCTAGGAAGTTATCCTGCTAGAAATTGGTGTTGGGAGCATTCAATTAGCGAGGGTCACAAGTTTCATTGGATACTTGATGACAACATACATGGGTTTGCTCGCTTGTACAAAAACAAACGCATACCTTGCAGGTCTGGCGCAATATTTCGTGCAGCGGAAGATTTCACAGATAGATACGAAAATGTCGCACAATCTGGATTTCAGTATCGTTTTTTTGCAGAAGAACGCACAGATATGCCAGCGTTTCGTTTAAACACACGCATTTTTTCTTGCATATTGATAAGAAATGATTTGCCACATAGGTGGAAACTTAAATACAACGAAGATGTAGCGTTGTCGCTCGATGTATTGAAAGATGGGTGGTGCACTATTTTGTTTAATGCGTTTTTGCAAGATAAAGCTGCGACATTGAGCATGAAAGGTGGCAATACAACAGAGTTATACGCAGACGGTGAAAAGAAAAAAGAAAAGTCGCAAACATTAGTTGATGCTTATCCTGAATACGCTTCGCTTGCATGGCGTTATGACAGATGGCACCACAGAGTTGATTTTGACGTGTTCAAAAAAAATATCCTAAAAAAAAAACAAAACATTGTTGTTCAACAAGACATCAATGAATATGGGATGAAATTAGTGAAAAGGGAAGAACATGATAGAGATTGATCCGCATAAAGCTGTTGAATACATTTTTGACAATGCGCCAGAATACGCAAAAGCAAAAGGCAGACTTGCAGAGCTTGAAGTGTTTAAAAGCAGCTTGAAAGCAATTCTGATGAAAAATAGTTATGAAACAGCAATAGGCGCACAAGAACGTGAAGCGTATGCAGATCCAAAATATCAAGAATTAGCAAAAGCAATTGGTGAAGCAACAGAACAAGCAGAATTACTAAAGTATCGCTTAGAATCGGCAAAGCTTAGAATTGAAGTTTGGCGGACACAGGAAGCAAACAATCGGAACTTAGAAAGGATTACAAAATGACAGATTACAGCGCAACTTTGATTAAATTGATGTCGGCTATAAAAATTTACCGCCAACTTATCCTGAAATGCAAATTTGACGCTGCGGCTGATGTAGCGGTTGAAATGCAATTGTTGGCAAACGAGTTGCAAGCATGGACTGAAGAACAATGTACAGAAATCCAAAACTATTAGAAGCTTGCCGCCAGTTGCCATGCCAGCTTTGCCATACTGACGACGGTACGGTTGTCGCAGCGCACAGTAACCAATTGCTTGACGGTAAAGGTAAAAGCATAAAAGCGCACGATTACCGCATTGCAGCATTGTGCTTTAGTTGTCACATGGATATTGACCAAGGCAACAAACTGTCAAAAGAGCAACGTCGAGAGTTTTGGGAAATGGCGCACAGAAAGACGATTGGCGAACTGTTTGAACGAGGGTTAGTCAAATGCTAATGACGCTGCAATTACCGCTCCCACCGTCTGTAAACAGCTACTGGAACAACTTTAGGGGGCGCACAATCCTAAGCAAGCAAGGTCGAGACTACAAACTAGCGGTTCAGGAATACATTGCAGCAAACAACATCCCAAAGCTTGGCGCACAGCGGCTAATGGCGATGATTACGATATTTCCACGAGACAGACGCAAAATTGACTTGGATAACCGTTTAAAAGCGCTATTTGACAGCCTTCAGGACGCAGGCGTATTTGAGGATGATGAACAATTTGATAGCATAAGTATCAAAAGAGGTGTTATAAAAAGTGGTGGCGGATGTACAATTGTGATAGCCACCTTAGAAAACGAGGCGTAAATGGACTTTCCAGCCGTATTTGTATCGACGCTGCTACATAGCGCAACCAATGCTCATTTTATGCACCTGCAAACAGATTCGTATGCAGAGCACGTTGCACTTGGTGAATATTACGACGGTATCGTTGATTTAGTTGACGTTTACGCAGAAGCATATCAAGGCAAATACGACAAAATAAAAGCATATCCGGATGACTTTCATTTGGCTAAAACGCCACAAAAGTATCTCAAAAGCTTATGTGATTTTGTTGAAGAAATTCGCAAAGAATTGCCAAAAGACACGCAATTACAGAACATCATTGATGAAATTGCACAATTGCTAGACTCAACGCTGTACAAACTACGCTTTCTCAAATAGGAACGGCTATGGATGACCTCGTACAAAACCCTGAAGCACAAAGAATGGCGCAAATGCTGCAAGCGCAACAAATGCAAAAGTTCTTGCAATCAATGCAAGGCATGGGTGCTATGACTGACGCTGACAGGCAAAACATGGCTATGCAGCGTGACTACAGCGCAATGACACCAATGAGCGCAAATGTGCCACAACAAGGTGGGATGCCAATAATTTCGCCAGAAGCAGACTACGGTATGCCAATTAACCAACCTAATTACTCTGGCAATATGCCTATGGGTGGCGCACCAGTTACTCGCCGTGGTTTGTTGCAAGGCGCTATCAGCGAGCTAGACAGACGCAACATGGAGCAAAGCATGGGGCGTGGCGCAGCAACAATGGTTAATCCAGAAATGATGCGTAGACGATAGGTGAGCTATGAAAGCTGGCTTATATGCAAACATCCTAGCAAAGCAAGAGCGCATTAAAGCAGGGTCGGGTGAGAAGATGCGTAAGCCCGGTAGCCCCGGTGCGCCGACAGCTAAAGATTTTAAGGAAGCGGCAAAAACCGCTAAAGATAAGAAATGAGCGCAGCTTGGCAACGCAAAGAAGGCAAAAACCCTGAAGGCGGGTTAAACGCTAAAGGCAGAGCAAGCGCAAAAGCTGAAGGCATGAACCTAAAGCCGCCAGTCAAATCAGGCGATAATCCAAGACGGGCAAGCTTTTTAGCAAGAATGGGAAATATGCCCGGCCCAATGGAAAAAGACGGTAAACCCACAAGATTAGCTCTAGCCTTAAAAGCATGGGGCGCATCAAGCAAAGAAGACGCAAGAGCGAAAGCAAAGAACATTAGCGAACGCAATAAAGATTAAGATACAATTAACCTATCTTAAACTCTAAGACCATTGAGTATGGATATGGCAGAAACTACTGTAGTTAAAAATAGAAAGAAGCATGGTGGTCGTGTCGCAGGTACGCCTAATAAGTCAACAGCGAAGGCTAGAGAGGCGATTGCAGCGTTTGTGGATGGTAATGCACACCAATTGCAAACGTGGCTAGAACAGATTGCTATGGATGACCGATACGGCCCAAAAACAGCGTTTGATTGCTTTATGGCTGTGGCTGAATACCACGTTCCTAAGCTTGCAAGACAAGAACACGTTGGCGCAGATAACGGCCCAATTGAACTGGTGGTCAAGTGGCAAGACGAGAAGTAGTCTTACCGTATAGCCCTCGTAAAGCGTTTAAGCCGTTCCATAACCGCACAGAGCGTTGGGCTTGTTTAGTTGCTCACAGACGAGCGGGTAAAACTGTCGCTGCAATCAACGATATTGTTCGTGCTGCGTTGATGAGCAAAGACGAATACCCGCTTTATGCGTATATAGCGCCCTACCGCTCACAGGCTAAGTCTGTTGCATGGGACTATCTTAAACATTTTGCAGAACCTGTGCTTAAAAGCTCAAATGAGGCTGAACTAACAGTCGAGCTAGTGACAGGCGCAAAAATACGCTTGTTCGGTGCTGACAACGCAGACGCTATGCGAGGGCTGGGGTTTTCAGGCGTGTTTATGGATGAGTACGGTGACTTTAGACCTAGCGTCTGCGTTGTCA